TTGTCAGCAACAGATGATTTGAACTTAACCCACCTATCACCCATGTTGGAAAGGATACCTCCGAGAGTCTTTGATCTCTCTTCCATAGCACCCTGATACTTCTCGTTCCAGATAGCTTGAATGGTATTTGTAACCATCTCTCGATTATTACGATCAATAATCTTGAATTGCTCCTTACCCATCTTGTCAGTAAATGAGAGAGCAGTCTTGCCTACTTCCTCAAGACTTGCCCCCATACGGGAAGCGTTAGCTTTAGTAATCTGAACCGCCTTGATGCCAAACTCTTTCATTCGCTCAAACTCGCCTGTCTGAGCATCAGCCATAGCCTCTACTGCTTGCATAATGGGTTTACCCATAGCACTAGCGGCATCACCTAGAGTCTTGAGTGATTTAGTCCCGTCTATACCGTAGGCGGCTAATTTTACAAATGATTCTGTCAGCTCGTTAATCGCAAAAGGAGTGGATGATGCAAACTTTTCTAACCACTCGAATGACTTGTTAGCTTTCTCTTGCGAGCCTAGAACAGTCTTGAGAGTAGCTTTATAGTTCTCAAATTCAATACCCGTATCTATGATGCCTTTCGCAAGCATCCCGAACCCTCCTGCACCAGCAAGAGCGATCAGAGATGTCTTGAAATTGAACAGGACTCCAGAGAGTTTTTTGAATACTCCCCCTATACCTTTGCCTACATTCTTTGCTGATTTAGCGAGCTTCTTGAAGGCTTTCTTGACACCTCGGAGAACCTTTGTCGCCTTGTCTCTAGCACTAATCAGGATTTCGATTTGTTTGTTCGACAATGCCATCAATAGCCTCCATTATCATTACTAACCTGTAAGGTTGTTCAGCCCATGTTCCCTTATTGGGAAACCGCCCTTTCTGCCAATACTGATAGATTCTGAAATAGTCTCCCATCTCGTTTGAATCTATAACAGGGCATCTAGTCGTATGTCCCTTGACTCCATGAGCCATAACCACTACAGATGCCTTATAACCGCAACCTCTTACCTCTTTATCATGGTCAGTACACTTCCTGCAATCGTACTGGAGATGAGTCTGGAGTACAGCCCCTAGGACTTTTTTTCGTCATCATCTCCAAAACCATTGAGGTTCAAGGCTATATTGCCTAACTCTTCCACAATACCTAGCCTTGCCAGCTTATCCATTGTGGTATCTGATAATCTACCCCTTTCAATCTTTAGCTTGAAGGGAAGGTTATCTGCTTTCTTGAGCGAATAACGAAGCGCATCAGCAGTCAATCCAAAAAGGTTTGTCTTAATCTCCTGACCATCTGAGCCAAGGTCAAAAGAGATATGCCTGTCCTTGATCTCTGCAAACTTCATAAAGGATATTGTGCCGATCTCAAATACTGTAGGTTCTTCCCCGTCAATAAAGGTTATATCCTTCATATCGTGCGAATCTTTATACGCATCAATATCAGACTGCTCTTTATCGATAGCCGGATCATCTACAGATACAACCTGTAGAGTCTCCGTTCTATCTATCGCCTTGAAAGCCATTAAGCAACTGTACTCTTGGTTAATGCACCATGCCCTTGACCAGAGAATGAGAAACCAATCGCCCCATCACTAGCCGCTTCAATTGATACATCGCCCATGATGATAGTGCCAGAAAAGTTCTCGTCTCCGGTTGTATCACCTTCTGCTCGTACCTCAATGCTGTAGCTTGAGTCGCCAGAGATAACCTCATCCACTAATGCGTTCTGATAAGTGTCGTCAGGATCATACATGCCTGATCCATCTACCGACCAACCCTTGCTAGTGGCTGTGGTATCTATCCACTCATCACCGAAAGCATTATGCTGTTCTGTGTTCTGAGTAATGTTCAAGGTGAAGCTGGTCAGCTCCCCAATTAAATTTCCAGATGAATCTCTGAGAGACCCGTTATACCCTTTTACTGTAGCCATAATTTACTCCTTACGGTGTGCCTCGTTCAAATTGGTAAAAAATACGGGCAACCACTTTGATTGCTCCATGAGGGTAAGCCTCTCCCTCGTCTGTCTCCACTGAAACGATCTGCGTGTCTATTGCATTGCCGTTCCGTGTTCTGTCAGCGTCCAGAGTTGTTTCAATACCTGCGATCAACTCATTCCGCTTTGTATCTATATTGGTTGTTGTCCCTTTAACGTAACCAATAATCACATAATCTATAGTTCCTGCTCTGTTGGCAGTGGTCTCTCCCAGAGTATAATCCTCTCTGGTTTCTGAACCAGAAGACACCCAGGCAGAGGGGAATTGAGCGTCAGACAACTCTTCTACATCATATGGCTCTCTAGTTATCAGCTTCAGTGTTGGACTACTCATAGCATCAAGCTGAGTGATTATGTCTGAGGCTATATCTTCCCTCTTGCTCATAAATCAATCAGCCTTAAAAACTCTGACTCAAACTCCTTAATGGCATCTGTTCTCTCGCCATCATTGAGGTCAAAGAAGGGTCTGGTCTTATCATTCCACATCGCCTTTTTAGACTCTGCTTTGCGTGCGAAATAAATACGTCCATCGCCATTCTTGATTCCAGTGGTCATGCTACCAAGCATACTGCCATGCAGGAATAGATTAGGTTTAGCACCGCCCTTGCCAGCGTACTCTCGTTTCCACTTCCGGTAGCCTTCGGAGTAACGCATAAATGCAGTTCCATTTACTGATACGCCTTTTGCAGTTCTATCTTTAATGGTTTTCATGCCGTAGATGGTCGCTACACTCAACGCCTTGTCAGTAGCTTCTGGGAACTTGCGTATGCTGTTCCCTAAACTCTTGCTGACACTATCTTTAACCTTAACGGTAATCACCGATACAGCCTTCCATGATGCACTGGTTTCTTTTCAGAAACAGATACAGTGGCATCGTCATTAGCGTCATACTCTACGCCATCTTTAAGAATAGAATCCATCTCATCCCGATATGCCGAGCGATAATGCGCCATCATAATCTGAAACTTATCCTCATCGCCACCAGAGTTCCACTTCGTTAGTTGCGGAAGTGCGTACCACCCCAGCACACGAAAAACGCACGCTCTTGTAAACTGGCTTTCTGTTAGAAGGTCGGCATCCATCTCGTCTGCTGAAAACCCTGCTTTAGGATACCAGTTGACTCGTAGCTCTCGCTCTATATCTCCCTCAGCAGTTGCATGGTAGGAAGTAAAGGCAGAGATGCCGTATCCTAGAATATCAGGCTGATAGGTTGTCAGATCACTATCTGATGACATTGCCATAGCAAGTCCTCCAATACACCCAACCCCCGAAGGGGTCAGGATTTATGGATTAAAGTCCAGCGTCAAAGTACATCTCAACACCAGCACCATCCTGCAACTCGCCTACACCGTAAGCGGCAGTAGCGTTCAGCTCCCAGCCACGAAGTGAAGCGTTACGCTCTGGCTCTACCTTAATATCCCACTTGACTGCAAGACCTACAGCCTCGGGTACGAAGATTGCGCCTTTAGAATCTCCGCTTCCGTCAATTTCCACGTTAGCAGACTCGAAGACATTAACGCCAGCAATCTGACCAACATAACCAGATCGCATAGCCTCATTCTGGAGGTCGCCAGCATTAGGATTAACGAAGGTATTGGTCAGGTTAGCTTTCAGCGCATACGCCTGATAAGGGTGGATAACCATGTTAGGTGTTCCACCGAACTTATTAGCTCGCAAAGTAGCGGCCGCCTGTGCAACGTGAGCGACAGTTAGCTCGGTTGTAGTAGATCCGAGTGAGGTAGAGAAGCCATCGAATAGACCGATAAGATCCTCATCCATCTTCTTAGCTACAGCCTCACCAAGAATACGCCCTAGATCGCCAGCAACATCACGGGCAGTAGACTGAGCCATTAGGTCAGTAAGTGCCGCCTGAACACCAACCTCAGTGACAGTGATTGTCTTGACGCTAGATGTAACCTCAGTTGCAGTCATGTCCGTACCCTCAGTCAGTGCAGCAGCACTTGGCTCAGAATAAACTGGAACTTGTAAAGTGGTTGATGGATCGTTGCTCATGTCATACACGGTTACAAGATTGCGAACCAGTGATTTCTCCTGAGCTGTAAAGATAGCCTCTTTAACGATATTTGCAAAAAGATCGTTTAACGAGGTAGTAGTAGTTTCATTTGCCATTGCAATTTCCTCAAATTAGTTTCACCCAATGTGGGCTTTTCCAACCGTGCCTCTGCCAATATCCTGACGGTACTCACGGTATTCGTCCATAGTCATATCAGCCACCGATTTTTGCTTCGGAGTCGAGCCACCTGCATTTCCGGTTGATCCAGTTCCACCCTGACTTGCTTTCACAAAATGAGGGCTTGCAGTGAGAAATTCAGAGACTAATTCACTAGGTTTCATTAGTTCTCCAGAATCAGTGTAGCGAGGGTTGCCGTTCGTGTCAACTACCTCTGCTTTTCCATCGTCATTTAATTGTACCTGATTGCGTAGCAAGGAAGAAACCTGATCTGGTGCAATCGCTCCTAGCTGAGATGCAGATGTTAGTAATGCACCGTCAATCTCATTTGTAGATAGCTTCGCTCTGAGGTCTGCTATCTCGGTGTCCTTCTTTTCAACAGCGGTCTTTAGAATCTGGTCAAACTCCCCTCGCTGTTTTTGAGACTCAAGCTCGGCTTGTTCCTTTTCCTGCTGAAACTGCTGGTAGGCATCCAAATCCACATCCTTATATTTAGCCTCATACTTCTTGCGCTCTGCTCTTTTGAGTCCAGCCTGAGCATCATCAAACTCTTTTTGAGTGTACGTCTTGTTTACCGCTTCCTGAGTCGGAGTCTCAGTAGTCTCTTCCTGATTTGCGTCAGTCATTACTTCATTCTCCTTTCAACTTCCTTTATCAAATCCGCTACTGTATGAATTTTCTTGCCTATCTCTTTTCTGATTGATAGCTGGTTTATTAGTGATAACTCCAAAAAAGAAGGATCAAAGTTCACCAGTTTTGCCATCTCACGACTTTCCTCTGGAGTCATTTCAATACCTCCAACGCCCCTCTGTTGAGCACAATAATCTCACCACCTGCATCAATTGCATCATAGCCAAGAATAGTTGCGGCTTTACCTGGATCATCTGCGATCTTCATTAAACTAGACCACTTTGTCGCATCTTCTGATGTCATTTTTCCATCACTCACCAAACCAAACAATCTATTTCTTTGTTTTACCACCTGTTGGTTAAGTCCAACCATTTTATTTACCAAATCTTCAAAGCTAACGATCCTAGCGTTCTTGCCGAATTGTGCTTGAATAATATCCACTCCCTCACCAGCAAAACCCTCTGCAAGCGATATATCACGGGCAAAATAAGTTCCATTTCCAAGCCCACCTCGTCCAGCAAAATGCTCTCCTTTCTTAAAGGCTCTCGAATGCTTATCAGACTTCACGCCTCTATAGAGTGTTCTTTTCTTTTTGTCTAGCTTGTCGACCAGAGTAGGTTTGGCATTAAATCCTTTCCCTTCTCTTAATTTATCCAGCAACTTATCGGGTTTTCCCATGAGGCGGGAGTAATGATCCTGATCCTGCATATCTAATAACTTTTCTAGCTTCTTATTGCCTACCTTTATATCATTTATTCCGATATCATCGCTTACTGGAGGGCGTATTACTTCCTCTACAGGCTCATCAATCCAATCAGGGTCTACTGGCATCCATTGATGCCGACAATTATATCCACCACGTACTGTAAATGGGTCGCCAGATGACTTCCCCGCCCAAGTATT